AGCATTGGCTGTTGGTGCAACGGACGTGATGCCTGTCTTAGACGCCGCGATCCTCTAGTTATGTCTAGGCTCCGGTGGAGGGTTACCATCCCCACCACTATCGGGCGTGTTCCCGTCATCCTCGACGGTACTGACGCTCGATACGCCCAGGGTTTTCTGTATGGTACGCCTAATTACAACACGGCGCGCCTACTCAGCTTGTCCTGGGTTTGCCTATTATCGGATAATCCATTAGCCCCCCCAACCCCGCGTGCGGTCGCACATTTCGTGCGGTCTCTACATGCGGATATTAAGGGTGTTATAAAAACCTATTCTTTGCTCGCCGACGCTCTTATGAAGTCTGAGCGTTCCCTTGGTGATGGGTCTTTCGTTAAGACTTACATCAAGGGCATGGAGAAGACGCCAGTCTATCGCGTCTACCTCATGTGGTTTCGGCAAGGTGATCCCGTGTTGATGCGTTACCTTTTGAGCTTTCTTTCCTTCGGGAAAGCAGCGCCCTTTAAGGATGACGCCTTGGAAGCAGCCGCATTTCAGGGCTGGTACAAGAACGAGATCAGGTTGGCACACACTGAGTATAGTCCGGTTGCTCTGAAGAACCTGAGGCAGATTGTCTCATGGTTACTCGAGGGTTACCGTACCGATTACAGTGCGTTCACCCCGCATCATGGACCCGGCTACACAGCCGAGCGGGTTGGACGGGGAATTGAGAGTAAGAACGAGGCCATGTCGCTCTCAAAGCGACACCAACGATTTTATGCTGGGGCCTACTCTCTGTTTCCTGATTACCAGGGTTATTACGATACGCTTGAGATTCCCGCCGAACTGACATTTGTCCCTAAGAACTATAAAACCATGCGAACTATCTGCATGGAACCAGCAGGCACCATGTATGTCCAACAGGGCATACGTGACCAGCTGTACAAGTTCTTTCGGATATCGCGAATGGCGATGTTCTGCCATCTGCAGGATCAGACGTATAATCAACGGGCTGCCCGCGAGGGTAGTCTCCGTCGACTGATCGATACAATTGATTTGTCGAGTGCGTCTGATCTAGTGTCATGGAGATTGGTTAAAGGCATTTTCCCCTTCCCCTTGCTTTACGACCTTTACTCCAGTCGTTCGCCAGAGGTGCGGTTTAAGTCACTTTTCCAATTAAAACAGGAGAAGTTCGCGCCAATGGGCTCTGCATTGTGTTTCCCAATACAGTGCATAGTGTTTACTGCCATCGTCATTGGCACAGGTATGTCTCAAGCTTTAGGCCAGGACCTCTGCAAGGACCGGTTGCCGGGTAATACCGACG